CAAAGGAAAACGCAATCGATATTGTTGATCTTGGTGAAACAAGCTTGACAAAAGAGGACTTTACAAATGTCAATAATTTAATACAACAAGAGATTTTTGCATCGCATCAAGTTACATCGCCTAGTTTATTTGGTATCAAAACCGAAGGGCAACTAGGTGGTCGAAGTGAGATCCGTGATGCTTATCAAATATTTGCAAATACATACGTTAACGAAAGGCAACAAGCACATGAGGAGATATTCTCAAAGCTTATGAATTTAGCCGGCATACCGGGCGAGCATACAATCACTCCTGTTGAGCCATTAGGCTTTGAGTTTAGTGAAAATGTAATGAGTGCTAATATGACACGCGATGAGATCCGTGAAAAATTAGGATTAAAACCCGAAAACGCTCCAACAACACCCGGAGGCGCAAGCCAACCCGTTGCGGCGGCAAATGATAGCATTAAGAATTTAAGCGGTAGGCAATATCAAAATGTAATGAGAATCGTTCGCCAATTTGGCAACGGCAAAATCAATAAGCAACAAGCGGCTTTAATGTTAAAGAGTGGGTTTGGATTTAGCGATGCCGATGTTGATACATTCCTAGGCATCGATGATGATCCCGCAACCGAAGAGGCTTTTGCCGATATGCAAGATGATTTGCTTTTAAATATGTTCGGCGCGTGTGGTGATGATGTTAATGCATTTGATGTCGTATCAACGCATGAGGCTAAGAACTTTGAGCAATTTGCGGATGTTGAAATCGATACTTTGAAAGCTAATATCTTGGATTTAATTAGTAAGGATAAAAGAATAACACCCGAGGTGATGGCAACGGTATTGAAGCGCGATCTTGATGTAATCAATACAACGCTTGAGGCTTTAAAGCTTGAGGGATATTTAACCGTTGAGGGTACCGTAATGAATATACTTAGCCCAAAGTATAAGCCGCAAGAGAGAGCGCTCGTTGAGCCTCTTAAGGATATCCTTGGCGGTAATAAAAGTACTACAACCGAGGTACTTTTGCGATACACTTATGCCGGCCCGAAGGATGATAAAAACCGCCCATTTTGTGCGCGCTTGTTACAACTAGCCGAGACAAAATTGTGGTCAAGGGTTGACATCGAGAACATATCGGAGCGCCTTGGTTACTCGGTATGGGATCGCCGTGGCGGATGGTTCACACAACCGAATGGTACACACCGCCCATATTGTAGGCATAGATGGCAAGTAAAAATTGTAACTAGAAAAAAATAAAATATGAGTTTAAATATATTATTTATAAACGAGGAGTTGATTAAAAGCCGCACGGCGGTAAGTCAAGGCATCGATGGCAAGCAATTGTTACCGGTGATCAAGCTTGCTCAAGATAAGTACATTATGCCGGCGCTAGGTACAAGCCTTTACAATAGATTGCAAGATGGCGTTTGCAATAATGATCTTAATCAAGATGAGAAAACTTTGCTCAATGATTATGTAACCGATGCATTGCTTTGGTTTACAATTGGCGAGATGGTGATAATGACATCGTTCCAATTTTTTAGCAAAGGAGTGATGCAAAAAACAGCCGAGGAAAGTAATTCACCGAGCAAAGGTCAACTTGAGTTATTGCAAAGGAATTATATGAGCAATGGAGAATTTTATAAAACTAGATTAATTGACTACCTTCGAGAGAATAGTGAATTGTTTGAGCAGTATTTAAACTATGGTAGCGGATTCGATGTAATCGCGCCACAAATTAAAGCTTACACATCACCAATATTTTTGGGAAGGAGAGGCGCAACACGCCGAGTTTCTAATTTAGATTTACCTTATGAAAATACGCAGCTATAAAAGAGAGTTTTTAAACAAAGTAAAAGAGAAATTTAATGACTTACAATCAGCTAGTAAAAACAATCCGGACCTTATTGGAATCGCAAGCGCAACTAAAAAGCGTAAAAAATGCGACACCAAGGGAGTGGCTATTCGTTGAGACACAACCGATATTCCCGATTGCTTGTTTTGCTATTAATAGCGGATCATTGAATGTAGGGCGTGAGCAAGTGTATAACATATCGCTTTGGTTTCTAGATAAGGCGGGAATGGAGGCGGAGTTCGAGCCGGATGTTGCATCGGATCAATTGCAAATTGCGGCGGATATAATTAGCACAATGAGAAAAGGCTCGAATAATTACACAATTGACACCAATATAAATTACAACTTTGTATTGGATAAGTTTGAGGATTATTTGAGCGGAGTGGAATTAACATTTAACATTAACACGATCTCGGATTTTGATGCGTGTGATATGCCAACAATATAAAAAATTAAGATATGAGTTGCACAAGTAGCACAACGGCGGATTTAAGGCCCGCACAATACAATGTCCAAATATGGCGCAATGATACATGGGCGCAAACATTTGCAATCACCGCCAACGATGTTGCGGTTGATTTAAGTGGATCAACTATTTTAATCCAAGTAAGATCAAAGCCTACATCAAGCGATGTCGTATTGAGCCTTACAACGGGATCAAGCATCACAATTGGTGGTGTAGGGAAAAATGAGATCACACTTAATAAAGTTGTGGACATTGCGGCCGGTAATTATGTATATGATATGAATGTAACCTTTCCAAGTGGGTTGGTTAAGACATACATATATGGTACATTCTTAGTACAAGAGGATATTTCAAGATTATAAAATAAACAAATGAGTACAATAATAACACCTAGCGAGGATCAAATTAATATAGTGATCACGGATGATGCCGTGAATGTGAATATAACAAGTGAGCCGGTTGTTGTTAATGTAACCGAGGAAATTATACAAGTATCACCGATAAGCGGCGCTTACCCATTGCCGACAACCGTGTATTCGGTGTTTGGTCGTACGGGTGCAATCATTGCTCAAGAGGGCGATTATGATTTGGGTGAGCTTGGTGATGTTACATTGGTGAGCAAAGTCAATGGCGATGTGCTTACATACGATGGCACCAAGTGGATCAATAAGGCGGTGAGTGGAACGGGTACGGTTACAAGTGTGGACATGAGCGTGCCAACAGGCTTGCAAGTAAGTGGCAATCCTATTGTTGCGGCGGGTACGCTTGCGGTAAGTTTTGCCAATGGGTACTCAATACCAACAAATACAAAGCAAACCAATTGGGATGCGGCATATAATGACAAGATAAATAGTGCGGATGTAAGCGGTACAACAACCAAGACATTAACACTAACTCAACAAGATGGTGGCACAATCACGGCAAGTTGGACCGATATTAATACCAATTTGGTAACAAGTGTTAATACTTATATCGGTGATGTTGTGTTGACTACAACCGATATTGCGGAGGGTTTAAAATTATATTACACCGAGGAGAGAGTATCGGCAAATGTGGATGTTGCAGCTAACACGGCCGCAAGGCATGCCGCCGTAACAATAGGCACGGCAAATGGCTTGAGCTTATCAAGTCAAGCGTTGAGCCTTGCTCTTGCATCGGCAAGTGCAACGGGTGCTTTAAGCTCAACCGATTGGAGTACATTTAACAATAAGGTGCCTTACACGGGTGCAACGGGTGATGTTAATTTAGGATCAAATGATATAACGGCAAGCGCAATCATAAAAGCGGGCGGCGTTGATACTCAATTTTTAAAAGCGGATGGATCGATTGATAATAATGTGTATCTAACCGCAAATGATTTGCCATCAACTTTGACTTTGTATGCTACAACGGCGGCATCGGCGGTGAGTGGATATACTAAGTTGGTAACAACGATTGAAGATCCGGATTACAATACAACGGCGGTTGATGTTTCAACGGGCGAGATTACAATTATCGATCAATTCATTGCGGCGCTTGTTTCACCGGTTAATTTGATTAATGGTAACCCCGGCGTATTTAATGTAAGCACATACGGTAATATTAAAAAGGTATCGGGTAGTGGTCAAGCGGAGTTTTATTTCAAGATATACAAAAGAACATCGGCGGGCGTTGAGACTTTGGTCGGTACATCAAGCAACACATTGCCGGTTGTAAATAGTGGATATTCGGAGTTTTTTGCAACGGCAATTTGGAACGATGGGATTTTTGGCGTAACCGATACAATTGTTTTAAAATATTATGGTAGTCGTATTTCGGGCGGCTCAAATCCTACTTATAATTTCCAATTTGGTGGCGTTGCACCGGTGCGCACAATTGTGCCAATACCAACGGCGGTGATTCCTGATATCTTTTTAGAAGAGTTAGCCGATGTTGAGGATGGAGTTGCATCAAATAACGATGGGATTTATTGGGATAGTACGGCGAGTTTATGGAAATACAAATCAATTGCGGAGGTATTAACATACACACCGGCAAATGATGCGAGCGTGGTACACTTAGCGGGTACGGAAACAATAACAGGAGAAAAGACTTTTACAGGCGATACTACAACAATTGCTTCAACATATTTTAATTTAGATGGCGCTTTAGGAAGTGGTACTAATATAAATATTAAACAATACACATCAAGTACTGCAATGGGTGTGGGGTATTC